ACCTACGAGTTGCCGCCTGACTACCAGCGCTTCATTGACCAGACGGGCTGGAACCGCACTCGGCAGATGAAACTGACGGGGCCACTGAGCCCCCAGGCGTGGCAGCAGATGCAGGTGATGACGTCGGGCGGCATCGTGGACGTCATGTACCGCATCGTCGGCAACGCGCTGAAGTTGTTCCCGGCTCCGTCTGCCGGTGACAACGTCTCCTACGAGTACATCAGCTCCAACTGGGTGGCCTCGGGTGGCGAGGAAACTCCCAACTCCGACGAGCCCATGACCACCGGAGATACCCTCTGGTTTGACCGTCGCCTGTTGGTGTGCGGCCTCAAGCTGCGCTGGCTGCGCGCCAAGGGCTTCGACAGCACCGCCGCACAGGACGACTACGACAGGGCCCTTGCCCGCGCGCAGGGTGGCGACGGCGTGGCGCCCGTCCTCAACCTCAACGTGCAGCCCTTCTCAGGCAACCGGGTGCTGGACGCTGCCAACCTGCCGGACACGGGGCTGGGTACCTGATGGCACCCGTTTCCCCCAAGCGCCTCCCTACGGCACCGACGATTCAGACGGCGCACCTGCCTGCGCCCGTGGGCGGACTCAACACCGTGTCGGCGGGCAGCGCCATGCCTGTTTCGGACTGCCTCCAGGGATTCAACCTCATCGCCTCGGAGTTGGGCCTGCGCAGTCGGCTGGGCTTTCGGGAGTGGGTGACGGGCCTGGACGGCGAGGCGCGCAGTACGCTGCCCTTCACCGGCTCCGCCAAGTCGGGCGCAAACGACCGCCTCTTTCAGACGACGCAGACGGGCATCTGGGACGTCTCTGGCTCCACCACCACGCCCACGCAGTCCCTCGCCTTCGCCACGCCCACGGCCGACGCTGGCTATGGCATCAGCCACGCGCTGGTGACGTCTGCTGGGCACTTCCTCTTCTACGCGGACGAGGCGAACGGGCTGCACCGCTACTCCGAGGCTACGGACTCGTGGACTGCCGTGGCGCAGGGTACGGGCACGGGCGAGATTGACGGCATCAACCCCGCCAACATCGTCTTCGTCACTGTCTTCAAGGGCCGCGTGTGGATGGTGGAGAGGGACACGGCGCGCGCGTGGTACCTGCCCGCTGGCGCCATTGCTGGCACCGCGCAGCCCTTTGAAATGGGGCAGCAGTTCCGCGCGGGCGGCCCGCTGGTGGGCTTGTGGAATTGGACCTACGACGGCGGCTCGGGGCTGGATGACTCGCTCGTGTCCATTTCGGGCGGAGGCGACGTGGCCATTTGGAAGGGCACGGACCCAGCCAGTGCGTCCACCTTCGGCCTCAGCGGCGTTTGGAGCCTCGGTGGCAGCCCTCCCGCTGGGCGCCGCATCGCCACGGACTACGGTGGCGACGTGGTGATTTTGTCCCGCCTCGGCCTCCTGCCGCTGTCCCGGTTGGTGGCTGGGGAGATGGACAAGGATGATTACCTCAGCGCGAAAATCGGCAACCTCTTCAATGCGCTGATGCTGACGCGGGCGGGGCTCCCCGGGTGGAGCATTCGCTTGCACCCGGAGGACAACGCACTGCTGGTGACGGTGCCCACGTACCCCAACCAGCCCACCGAGCAACTCGTCATGGCCCTAGCGGGCCGCGCGTGGTTTCGCTACCGGGACTTGCCCATCTACTCGTGCGAAGTCTGGGCGGGGAAACTGTATTTCGGCACCGTCGATGGTCGCGTCTGCGTCAATGACGGCTACGTGGACGGCGTGCTGCTGAACGACCCCGCCGCATTCACCCCCGTGCAGTGGAGCCTACTGAGCGCATTCACGAACCTGGGCAGCATCCGCCACAAGCAGGTGCAACTGCTTCGTCCGACGCTTCTGTCGGAGAGTTCCGCGCCCACCTACGAGGTGGCCCCGCGCTACCGCTTCGATTTCACCGAGTTGTCGCCCGTCTCGGCGGTAACGGGCGGGGCTGGGACGTGGGACGGCAGCACGTGGGACGTTGACGTGTGGAGTGGCGAATACCAGTCCTCACAGCAACTCCGTGGTGGGACGGGCGTGGGCATTGACGTGGCGGTGGCCATTCGCGGGACGGCTGTTGCCCGGACTGTCTTCGTCGGCGTGGATGTCCTCTACACGGCTGGTGGCCTCCTGTGAAAGTCACGGCCGGACACGCCGAGGCGTTTGGGTGGATTGAGGCGCGCACGGGGTGCGTCCTCACTCGCAACGCGCGAGCCATTCAGGCCCTCGACGTGTCTGGCCGGATTCGTGGCGTAATCGCCTACGACATGTGGACGGAGTCGGCAGTGCAGGCCCACATGGCGGTTGACTCGCCTGTCGTGTGGCGCTCGCTGCTGCGTCCGGCTTTCTCGTACCCCTTCGTTGAGGCGGGGCGGGCGCTGCTTCTGGGCATCATCCCTGCCGACAACGCCAAGTCTTGCGCCATGGCCAAGCGCTTGGGGTTTCGCGAGGCGTACCGGGTGGTGGACGGGTGGAGTGTCGGGGTAGATTTAATCGTGCACGAGATGCGGCGGCGCGAGTGCCGCTGGTTGGAGGCGTAAGTGGCCCAGAAACTACGGACGTTCTCAGAGCAAATCGAGCGATACGCCATCCCCGAACCGAACACCGGGTGCTGGCTGTGGATGGGCGTGCTTGACCGGGGCGGATACGCCAAGGTCAGCGCTTCTCATCGGACTGAGCGCGCATCGCGGATGTCGTGGGAGGTAGCGAACGGCCCGATTCCAGATGGACTCTTCGCCTGCCATCGCTGCGACAACCGAGCGTGCGTGAACCCGGACCATCTTTTTCTGGGAACACATCGGGACAACATGCGCGACATGGCCAGCAAGGGGCGTAGTGCACGCGGTGAGCGGAACGTCGGAGCGAAACTGTGCGAAAAGGACATCTCCGAGATTCATGAGATGTTCCGCGCGGGTGCGACAACTTCCGATGTGGCGAAGCGCTTTGGCGTCCGTCAAGAGTCTGCCAACAAGATTGCGCGTGGAGTAACGTGGTCTCACGTTGGCCAAGCCCCGAAGTCCAGGCGGCCCATGGTTGATGATGGCGCAGTTGATGAGATTCGTCGCAGGGTGGCCGCTGGAGAGCCGCGCGCCGCCATTGCCAAGTCGTTCGGAGTGAACCGCAAGACTGCTTTCAACATCGCCAGCGGCCGCACAAGAGGTGTGTAACTGTGGGCAAGCAAAGTCCAACTCCACCGAACTTCACAGGGGCAGCCGAGGCGACGTCGCGCGCGTCTCAGGACAGCATCAACCAGCAGACTGCTGCCAACCGCCCGAATCAGCAGACGCCGTGGGCCTCCACCCAGTGGCAGCAGGGGCCGAATGGACAGTGGCAGCAGACTACGGGTTTCAGCGGGCCCATGGCTGGCGCGGCCAACAACGTCCAGCAGCAGCTGGCCAACAGCCTGAGCAACCCTCTGGACTTCTCCGGTCTGCCTCAAGTCGGCAGCGGCATGGAGGCGCGCAATCAGGCGATTGAGGGCGCCTACAGTCAGGCCGCATCCCGCCTTGACCCGCAGTGGGGGCAGCGCGAGGACGCTGAGCGCACGCGCCTGCTGAACCAGGGGTTGAGCGAGGGGAGCGAGGCGTACAAGAACGCCATGGGCGACTTCTCCCGCTCGCGCAATGACGCGTACACCTCCGCGATGAATTCGGCCATCGGCCAGGGCACCGCAGCAGGTAGCGCCATCTTCGGGCAGGACATGGCGGCGCGGCAGAATGCCATGAGTGAGTTGCTGCGCCAGCGCGGCCAACCCATGGCCGAGGCGCAGGCGCTCCAGGGCTTCCTCGCCATGCCGGGCTTCACCAACAGCGGCGCCTACAGCCCCACGGACTACCTCGGCGCAGCCATGGGGCAGCACAACGCCAACATGCAGCAGTGGCAGGCGTCGAATCAGGCCAACGCGGACATCTTCGGCGGGGGCATGCAGGTACTCAGCACGTTGCCCTTCTTCCTCTCGGACGCACGAGCGAAGACAAACATCCAGCGCCTTCCGCAAGAGGCCATGTCTGGCGTGCATTGGGCGACGTGGGAGTACCTGCACCAACCCGGGCAGCGCTACTTGGGCGTCGTCGCGCAGGACGTGGCCGCCGTCGCCCCTCACCTTGTGCGCGCCGGCCCTGACGGCCTGCTGCGCGTCCACCCGATGTTCGCCCCGGAGGCGCTGTGAACGAAGAGTTTAGCCAGTTGTGGGAGATGATGACGCCGGAGGAGCAGAACCAGATGCTCGCGATGGGCACGCTGGACGAGCGGCAGGCCCAGATGGAGCGCCAGCGACAGCAGGCCGAACTCCTGCGACAAGGCAGCGGCCAGCAGTACAACACCGGCATGGGCGCTGCGCTGGGTGGCCTCGCGGACGTCATCCGCGCTGGCCAGGGCCAGTACCAACTGGAGAATGCCGAGGCGGGCATCCAGGACATCCTCGGCAAGAAGGACGCCGGGCGGAAGTCCTACGGCAACCTGATGCAGCGTTTTGCCCAGCAGCAGGCGCAGCAGGCCCGCCCGCCCACGCCGGACGTGATGCC